TAAGTCGTCTGCGCCGTCTTCTATAAGTGATTTAGCTTCCAACAAATCGTTGCGTTTTCCTTTCTTTTCGTCGGTTTTTATACCGAACTCCACAAAAGTACCGGGAACAGTAGTGGGATCATCCTTAGAGCAGTAGTTTATAGCCTCTTCTTGAGTCCCTCTTCTTTTTTCAAAGTGAGCGGTGGGACTTAGGTTTTTTTTGAGCCAATTTATCCGTTGTCTAGCTTCGAGCTCCAAATAACCCTGGAAGTGTAGATGTGTACCCTGTTCGAGTTGTCCGCAAAGATAGGTGATGCCTGTCGGAAGGCCCTCAATCTCAAGCAAAGCCACAAAGGCATCGGCATTGTCGTTCTCAGTGAATACCCAATACTTAGCGCGAGCTGTGGCCATTGGACTTTGGACGTAGGTTCTGGGTAATACTAGCCAGAACCTACGTCCGTCCACCGAAATTAGGAAAATTTTAATTTAAAGTTTCGGGCCGGGCCGGGCCGGGCGGCGGCCCCGGCGGCGGCGGCCCCACATGGGGGGACCGAGTCCCCCCAAACCCCCTCATGCCATGCGGACTGACAGTCCTACGGCAATTTGACTTAGAGTCAAGTGTAGATGGGGGCTCTGCCCCCACGTCGCTAACGCTCCTGCCCCCGTTCGCCTGCGGCCGCAAACCTTCTCGCAGCCACCCCCCCCCGGCAAAAGAGGGGGGGTGCTCCCTACGGTCGCGGGGGTTACCTGTGCGGGCGCGGGCCTGGCGGCCGGTGCTCGGCCCCCCCCCCCAGGCGGCCGGCCCCAAGGGCGTCACAGTAGTCTAGGTTAAAAAGAACTCTTTATTTTTCTGATAGAATGTTTGTCAATCGACATAGTCTGGATCTTCTTCTGTGTCGTCGTCCTCCATATCAGTATCTCCAAATCCCTCTGGGTCATCCTAGGAGAACAGAGTGAGGGATCCCAACTTATCGTAAAATTTACCTCTAAACGTTCAAAACAGTAAAGTTCAAGTTGAGTTAGTCTTTCTTCTAGTCTTTGAAGCCAGACGGTTGTACCGTTTGTAAAAGCAGGTGGTGGTAAAGAGTCTTTATTCTCTTGAGGAGGCCATTGTTTTTTAAGCGGGAGCTGTGGCTTGTCTTCCATTACGCGTCGATAAATCTAACACGTACACTTCCTGAAAAATTTCCTCCAAGTCCGGAAGACTGATCTCCGACATTTACCAAATAAAGGGCGCCGGTGCTAATAGAGCCAATTGTACTAAGAGTACCAGAGAAGACCGTCTCATGTCTAAGCTTCTTGTACTTCTTGATAGGAACAACATTAACAAGTCCAGTGTAACCTGATGCGATATCCCTTGCGCCAAGAGCAACAACCTTGTCGAATATTATCTTGAATCGATCCCTGTTGTTCATGTTGAGCTGAGACTGAGAAGTAGCGCTCTTTAGTATGTCGGTTATAGCAGGAGCTGCGCCATTAGCTTGCATGTCGTAAACAACCATCATACGACACAGTGCGTCGTTGGTCTGACTGTCAACAGGCTTGATTATGCCTCTAACGTAAACTGACTTGAGGATTATCTTCCTGCCTATCCTGTCAGTGAAGTCTGAGCCAGTGGCTACACCGTTTATAAGGGTAATGGAGCCAGTAGTATCCATACTATAGTTAGCAGGATCAGTGTCAACAACCTTAGCTTCCATAAGGGAGCGTTGTCCAGGTCCATAGAAGCCGCCAGTCCTTAAAGGGGCGGCTCTGAATAATGTTCCAGGTGGAACATAACGCAGAGAGCGATATTGTTTTCTAGTACGCTGAGTGACGTAACGTTTTCCTGCAGGTCTCCTTCTCTTGCCAAGTATACTCGCCATCGTTTTTTAACTAGAATGATTTTATTGGCTAAAAATTACACCCCGAAATTTGTGGAGGTTCGGGGTTACGTTGGTAGTCGGGTATGTGCTCGGTTGTATGATCAGCGTTGACTTTAAATACACCACCGGTATTTAACCGTCTCCATAGTGCGGGTAACCGTTCAGGACTTATATTCTTGTACCAGTTCTCAGGAGGGGTGTTACAAGTGATGTAAACAGTCGTAGCTTTCATGTCTACCATCCCTCCATGCACTGGGAGAGATAGTGGTCCACCCACTGGGTTGAGGAGTGCCATGAAGGTATCCCACTTGAGCCATCCAGAATTATGCTCGTCGAGGAGTATCTTTTCTTGTCCTTGGTATCCTGTCCACCATTCGGATTGGGGGGCTTTTTCAAAAAGTTCAGGTCCTCCATCATCAGGCACGCCAGCCTGACGTCTAACCATAGTCGTTTTTCCTGAACCAGGAGGTCCCCAGAGAACGTAAGTCGTAACCTCTTTTCTTTTGGTGGTGGGCAATCTTCCTGCGGCGACAAGCTTTTGTCTATAGTTCTGGAAGGCTTTGTCATATCTACACCAGGAGGCAAAACATTCATCTGCTACCTGTAAGTCGTCTGCGCCGTCTTCTATAAGTGATTTAGCTTCCAACAA